TCATTGTAATGTTTTTTCTAAAATTTCTCTTCCTTTTTCTCGATAGGACATATCCCCAATAGATTGAATAGAAAATGTTCCATCTTCAAAATCAACGACTGAGACACTACCATTGTCTAAGCCTAAACTACGAGGGGTACTATGGTCGATTAACCATAAAAAAGTCGCAATAGTCATCCCATGACTGACAACAATCGCATTACCTCCCCCAATATCCTCTATTTTTTTAGCTATAGCAGTGAAGCCTGACAGAATACGGTTACTCAATATTGCCCACGGTTCTGCCCAGCCAGCCGTATCAACTTGACAAATCAAATTAGCAATTTCTTCGTGTGTCAAATGGCTCATATCTCCGTTTGAAACTCGAGGCAGAACGCCATTAAAAAGGTCGCCATCATATCCTCCATCCAAACTACCAAAGCACCACTCGCGGATTCGTTTATCTCTCGTATAGGGAATATTTTCTTGTTGCACTTCCCTGAGAATAATTTCCATAGTTTGTAAAGTACGTCCACTATCACTAGAAAAAGCTTCTTTAAAACTAATATTTGAAGCCTTTAGTCCCAAACCAAGCTCTTTAATCCCGAGTTCTCCAAAGGTAGTTAAAGGAGTATCACTCCACCCCTGAGCGCGACCAATTGTATTAAACATTGTTTTACCATGACGAGCGATATATAAACGAACTTTACTCATACTGACACCTCACAAGCATTTTATTATATTATAACAAAAAAGAACCTTAATATGGTATCATTTGCTATCATTGCCCAATCACTTGATAAATCAACATTTTACAACCTTACATTATCTGGTCAATTACACTGATTTTAAAAACAACGTAGTAAATAACGTAGTAATTTTTGCGCTGGGGAGCATCTGATTTTTGGACTTGGAAAAGTCTTTTTTTATTTATCTAATTCCATCAACACTTCTTCCACTTTTTCCTCTGTCGCAACTTCCCACAATCTTACAGGCTCACCAGGTAACACATAATCAAATATCTTTCCGTTCTTACGCACTATCGCTACTGTGTTCCCTGAAATATAGCCTTTATCAATCGCTTCTTTAAACTCATCTATATACAACATATTTTATCCTCCTTTTTATCTATTCGATAAAAAATCCTAAAAATAGACAATTTTAAATTTTTCTGTTCTGATAGACAAAAAGACAAAAAATAACCGCTCATTAAATGAGCGGTTTCACATTGTCAGTTTTTAGGTAAGAAGTCATCTGCTGACGCATTAAATATCTTACAAAGTTTAACTAAATCCTGAATAGTGGTTCTACGCCTGCCATTTTCCATCATTCCGACAGTTTGCTGATTAGTTTCTAGTAAATCCGCAAGTTGACTTTGAGTGAGTTTAGCAAGTTTTCTTTGATGGCGTATTTGTTCTCCGACAAATTCGTACAATTCCATTTCTAATCTCCTTTTTATTTTATATTACAATAAAATCATTTTAAAAACAAGATTTTTTTTAAAAAAACAAATAAATATTTTAAAAATACTTTACAAATACAAGATTTTCTTGTATAATTATATTATAAATTAAGAAGGGAGGTGGAACGATGAACAAAGAAGATTATCTAAGATTACTTGAAAAAGTAATTGATGACATACCCGCTTACATAACGGCAATAGCCAGTTTTATAACAGCTACGAGCCTTAGTAAGCAAACAAAAAAGCGAAAACCAAAGCCTCGCAAGCATAAGTAATCGCTAATGGACAGAGGGGAGCAACAACTCCCCTACCCTGTCCTTATTATAACAAAAGAAAAGAGGTCATGCAATGGTAATGGCTATCGCAGTATTAATAATCGCTATCAATGTTTATCTATATAATAAGGAGAAATAAAATGGAATATGGAAATAAAATTTTTGAAATTTACAATAAACCGTTTAAATATCGTAACAGTTCATCAACTAACTACAATAAGGTTAGAGCTAACGGTATCGAGCCAAACACAAAATTTGTAGTTAATAAAGCAGCAAATATTAATTGCGCAGTATATCCTCGACACGGATCAATTGAAAAAGTTTTTTACTGGGGTGATAGAAAAATCACTCAAGCGACTGCTGAAAAATGTTGTGGGTATTTTAGAGAGTGATATCTATAACTGACGCAAAAAAAGTCTCAACAATTTCAGATAAAACAAAACAACCGCCCTCAATTAGAGAGCGGTTTCGTCTTATCTAAAGGAGTTTTACCTCCATAATTTTTTGCTACCGACATTTATGTCGCTCTGTTGGTTTACATATCTGTTGCATCAATTAAGTAAGCATCTTCTACCCACTGATTAGATTGAGAAGCGTTAATACGTGACCATCCATTTACTTTTTCGTAGACTCTTACACGAGTTCCTGACTTGATAAATTCTTTATCAGCACTGCTTGCGTTTGGTTTAGACTCTACATAATAGTCTGTGCTAAGGGTCGCTTCGTAGTATGGTACATTTGAGTTGTCTAGCTTAGTATTAACATCTAAACGCTGATTAAAGCTAACTGCTTCTTGCGGTTTATCTGCTTTTGGTACAGTCACTTGACTATTGTCGTCAGCTAATAAAACGATATTTTTATCTAGCCCCCCAGCGATTCCGACGCTTGTAAATTGCCACCAGCGCACGCCGTCAATTGATGGGAAATAGTCCCAAAGTGGCTCTGTTCGTACTTCGTAGTCTGGATAACCTGCAATCCAAATACTATTTGGGTATTTAGCAATAATCTGCTGATAATCAACATTATTAAGTGTAAATGGCTTATAGCTGTAGTAAATAGGCTTGTAACCAGCGCTAGCGATTTTATCCATAAATGCAATAACTGCATTTGTGTTAGCTTGCTTGTCTGCGCTTGCGGAATCTTCATAGTCAATGACTAAGTATGATACTTTTTTGCTTGGTAAGTTAGACAAAAATAAGTCTGCTTCCCGTTGCGCTAAAGCACTATCACCGCCAAAACGTCCAAAGTGGTAATAGCCAATTGGGTCGCTTGTGTTTGCTTGTTGTTGATGTCTGTCAGACAGCCAAGCAATTGACTCGGATACCTTGATAATCGTTTTTGTAGTGCCCGCCTGCTGACAAGTCGTTGTTAAATCTGCTTGTTGATAAGCTGATACATCGATAAAGTAATCACCTTTATTTAAACCAGTATTACCGGTTACAGTAACAGCGTTTTTAAAGCTTTTTGGTCTAAATGCAGTTGGATACGTTGCGGAGTATGGAATTTTTACAAGGTTGTATGCCCCGTTAGCGCCACCTTGGTTTTGTCCCAAAAACCAGCCACAACCCCCGCCTGCATCGCTGTCAAAAATTGCTACATGGCTGTAAGGCGTTACACCGTCAACAACCATAAAAATAGCAACATCACCAGCTTGCATAACTTCCACTTCATCAAAATAGTTTAAGATACCATTTTCGTGACGTTGCTCCCATATATCCCTTGCGTATCCTGTATTTGTACAGTTTGCGTATGGCAGTCCTAGATACTTACAGTAATCTGCATAACCGTCCCAGCATTGTGCACCGAACGAACCATCAATATCATAAGCGTTACCATTTGACCTGCTTTTATATTCTTGATAAGTTGCCATTTACTCCTCCTTTCCAAAAAGTAAATAAATCGGATAACTAAAAAAAGCAACCACTGCAAGCGGTATGTACAGTATTGCTATTGCTAGTACCATTGCTATTTTAGTGATTGCACGCATGTCCCCTCCTATTTTTTTGGCTCGTGGTAAGTCAATGCTTGCTCACTGTCTGAAAGACCTTCGGTTGTTGGGTCTGTCACAACTCCAAGTAATACCAAAAGCGTTACTGCTGTGTTTGCAATATCCGCAATATTTGACGGTAATTTAATACCTAATTGTTGCGCTAGCAAAAATATAGCTCCTAAAATAGCCATCAAAGTTACTTTGTTTTGTAGTCGTAATTTTAAATTAATCATGTTTATTTCTCCTGTTAAATAATGTTTTTATTTGTTCCTTGTTGACAATGATGTCGTCTTCTGTTTTCCCGAGCCGTTGCTCGTGGATGTCTAAGATTTTGTGTATTTTTTCTCGGTCACGCTGTGAGTCTTTTAGCTCGTAAGCCAGCTCTTTTATCGTGTCTTTGAGGGCGCTCATTGTATCTTCGTTTTTTTGCATAGCAGTTTTAAATGGTTTAACAATAAACGCCCACAAGCCAAGTATCGATAAAATAGCGCCACAAAGTGCGCCAATCTGGATAACATCAATATTCATTCGCTACCTCATTCACTTTTTGTGCCAATTTTAGACACTTCAATTAGTTGACGCACTTTTTCACGACAAAATGCTGGAACGTCATCAATAGTAATCCACCCTAGTTCAATCTGCATTGCAAAGTAATTAATCATCATCGTTTTTTCTCCTTTTTTGTTTTTAAATATGTGTACTGCTATTTTCGCTAGCGTTGTTAAGCGTTGTATCATTCAATTTCCCTCCGTCAGCCATTGTCTTAATCAAATCGTTAACAGTTGCTGACATCAGTTTAATCATATTTTCCGCTTTATCTGATTGCGCCTTTGACTTAGCAATTGCGTCATTAATTTTTTCAAATTGTTCTGCTTCTGCTTTGTCTTTGTAAAGTTGCTCAAAGATAAGCTTTTCACACGTTTTTAAAGTTTCAGCAAATTTTTTATCATTTTCTTCTGCTGGTAGCGTCACTTCAAAATTTGCTTTAATCGTGCTAGACGTAAATGCTAAAATCGCTTTAGTCTCTTTTACACTTTTATCTTCCAGTAAAACTGGGTATCTATTCAAAAATTCAAGCATAATTCCTCCTTTTAAATTATCCAATTAATTTGTCCTTTAACATTAACCGCCCATTTTGATGGGTTGAACCATAAAATACGACCATCTGCACTAACTTGTACATTTAATACATTTAATTGCACAGTCCACGCAGTAACCGCAAACATCATTTCGTTTGGAATTAAATTCGTTGGCATGGAACCGACCGTAAACTGGTTTATTCCATTTGTTGCAAAGTCATATTTAATAGTGACCATGCTACCAATTTTCCTGTAATTAAAACCGTTGCCGATGTATTGCCAACCAGTATCTTCTACCGCTGGTGCGGATTGCGGTAAGCTATCTTTTTTAGCGTACTCACTCCAACCACTCCATGCCCCGTTTTCTAGCACTCGTGTAAAAATGGTTTTGTTCGTGCGGTCATAAAAATGCTGGTAAGCGTAATTGGCTGTCTCGTGTCTTACAACAGTTACATAGCCAGGGCCAGCACCACTTGGTCTGTTAGCACCTCTAAATACACAATAAAAACCTGTGTCTTGCAAGCTATTTAGGTCAGTGTCGTCATGTCTAAAAGAACCACCATTGTTAAGAGCAAGTTGTTTTTGTTGGATTGGCTTGCCACGGGCGTATATATCTCCTGCTGCATCAATTGACCCACGCTCCCACTCTTTACCAATTGCTACTCCTGTTGTCTCGGGATTACCACTATCTTCTATTTCTACTGCTACAAATTTTGCAAGAAGAGGTACTCGTTTAGTATCATTAGCCCCAAAACTGTCTGAGATAGTCCCGTAAATATCAAATGATTGATCAGACGGGAATTCACCACTAAGTACAAAATTCTGATTGATGAGTTGGTATTTATCTGTATAGGTCTTACTTGCTTCAGAAGTATCAATTTTGAACGTTTTAGTGCCAGTTGGCGCCGTCTTGAAACTTAGCGTCATTTTATTTTTTTGCAGCTTATTAACAGTTAATGGACTAACTGATGCATTAACAGTTACAACGATTTGTGTGCCATCAGCACCGCCGCGCTGGGCGCTAAAATCTAGTGCTATGCCGCTATACGGTAAAACATTTATTTCGGTTGTTACAGGGTCAGATACACGCCCTCTGCTATCTGTAACTGTTGCTTTAACGGTAGCTTTACCTTCAAACTTTAAAATGCCTAGCAAGCCACCGTCTGACTGAGTAGATTGGTTTTTACCAACAATTTCAGCGTAGAAATTTTGGATTGTAGAGCCGTAAATCCCATTCGCACCATTAAATACAACAGTTGGATTAGACACAATTTGCACAAAATTATTAGAACCTACTAATGCAGATGCTTTTTGATTTGTATCCGATAAAACAAGACTAGAAATTTTAGGTTTTACACTGTCCGGTAAAGTCAGATAAAAAATAGCGGTCGACGTCCCAATGACCGATCCATTTGACTTAGTGTCAACGTAAATTGTCGCTGGTGTGCTAGTAGCGTTCGGAATCGTATTAGCCCAATCTAAACTTGTTTTAAAAGTTGTTGAACCTTTTATGTCACTAGCAACAACCCCTGTTATACCATTCACATTGTATCTGACATCGTGTGTAAAATCACTTGAACTTTGATTGATATTAACATTTAGCGTATCTCCAAAATAGCCACTGCTAACCGATACTGCGCTGGTGCGAGGTATTTTCGTAAGCGTGAATTTTTGATCTGGTATCGTCAACGTTCCGGGTGCGTATCCGCCTGGACCTAATAACTTAGCGGCAACAACGACCGTTTTGTTTCCATCTGCATCATGCGGAACTCTGATTGTTTTGTCAATCAATAATTGATTGCCGTTAAAACCGATAGAGGAAGGTGCGTTAAAGTCATATTTAGCACCCACCCAAGCATATCCACCGAAGTTATACTGAGCATAACTGTTAGTACCAGAAGTCAAATAGAGCCTAAATCTTACTTGACTACTATTGTCTGCAACCGACGTTGAAACCTCGTCAACAATATAAGTTAAGCGATAACTCCTGTCAGAGTTACTATAAAAAGTTGTCATCTATCCTCCAATCCCTCTAATTTTCTTGATTTGTAAACGCCCCTTCGAACTTTCTTCAAACAAAAAGCTTCCAATACGAAGCCGCAAAGTGAAAACACCAGACTCGATTTGTAGATAACCTTGACTAATAAACGCAGTCTCAGTGCCACCTGAATAAAAAGCTATGCGATCAGTTGTTACTCTCACCGACGATGTACCATCTTTCATTTTGATAACTAAACCATCATTTGAGTATGACATATACTGCGTAATGGCTTCTGTAACAAGTTGTACATTTTCGAGCTTAGCCAGTATCTGAACAACTCTATTAGCGTTTGAAATCATAGTTTGCTCTGATACTTTTTGACCATCTTCTATTTTTTTAATTTGATCAAGTAACTCTTTTGCTTTATCTTGTACTTCTTGCAAACTTGCAGCAGCTTCAAGATTAGCTTTCATCAAACGCTGTTCTTCCGCGATAGCGTTTAACTGCTCAACAGTAAAAGCACCATCGGCTTTTGAATCAAGATTACTTGCTTTATCAGCTTCCGATTCCTGCCAATCGCCTGTCTTGTTACCTCTGACAAGCATAAAGCCACCAGTACTAAAACTACCTTGTTCCGATGACACCATCGCAAACCGTGGTCTAATCTTACCTGTCTTAGTTGGTGTAAAGGTGATTTCAAAACGTCTGACATTCGAGTCAACATTTTTTATGATTGCTTCTCTTGGAGTATCGCTAGTAATAAAACCATCTGCTATATCATAGAGATAAAAATATAAATTCCCAGCTACCTCACGTTTAACATAAGCGCTAAAAGTGTATGTCACACCTTGCTCAACCATAATGTCTTTTGCGTGTGATACCTTTTGGCCACTTATCCATTTTTTAAATGTAAATGGATAATTAGAGATGTTTTCATCTTCTAGTGTTGCAGAAGTAAACCAGTCTTCTCCGCTAAATGACTTAGTACCATTGATTAGGTTATTAGTTCCAACGACTACCGTCCCAATCATATCAGTCCAGCGATATTTTTTAGGGTCGTTTGAGTCTATTGCATCGTAGTCAGTATATTGCCCAATGTAGCGCTTGTTTGCGCTATCGGACACACTAAAATCAACTGTCCCATCTGCACTATTTGCGTAAGCAGTGTGCCAATATGGTGTTTTGCCATCTTTACCAGCTGGTCCTGCAATACCTTGCGCACCGTCTGCGCCCTTAATCAAGTTCCACTTATATTTTTTAGGGTCTGTTGAATCTGTAGCTAAATTATCTACGTACATACCAATGTAAGTTTTACCGACGTTATCAGATACACTAAATCCAGTTGTACCAGTTGAGTTAGTTGCATAAGCTATGTGCGTGTAGCTAGGTTTCCCGTCTGCACCTGTTGGACCAATAACGCCTTGGTCACCCTTAGGACCTTGTAAACCTGTTGCGCCTGTCGGTCCTTGTGGGCCAGCGTCTCCCTTATCACCTTTTTCTCCCATTTTAGCAACGGAATAACCAGTTTCGTTTGTGTTATCTGTATAAGTCCAAACTGTCTTAGTCCATAAAAACTGCCCAGATGGAACGCTTGGGATTGCGGAAGTCCAAGTTCCGTTTGGTGTTACTGTTCCGCTAGTGCTTGCTTTATAGGTGATTGTCGTTGTTTTGATACCAACACCATCTTTACCAGCGATACCGTCACTTCCATTATTACCATCTTTAGCAATATACGTTTTAACATATCCAGTTTCTGAGGTACTATCTGTGTAAGCCCAAACTGTTTTAGTCCATAAATATTGACCTTTAACAAGCGCAGGAACACTTGTCGTCCAATTTGTTGGTTGAGTCGTCTCATTTGCTGATATGCCATAAGTGATAGTTGTTGTCTTAACTCCTACACCGTCTTTACCTGCTACACCATCCGCACCCTTATCACCTTTAGGACCTGTAGCCCCTTGTTTACTAATGCCATAGATAACGCTATTGTCTGACATTGTTGTCTTAGACCATAAAAATTGACCGTCTGGGACACTTGGTATAGTAGTTAACCATGCTCCACTTGGAGTAACTGTTCCACTAGCGCCCACTTGATACTCAATCTTAGATACTTTTATAGACGTACCAGCTACACCTGTTTTACCTTGGAAGCTATAAGTGTACTCAATAGTGTCTTCTTTTGCGTCATCCGTGTAGTCAGTAATTTTGCGAGTCCATAGATATTGACCTTCCCCAGCTACAGGGATTGTCCCAGTCCACAATATTGGTTGCGTATCGGCTGAATTAGATAATCCATAAACTACAGATGTGGATTTAATCCCAACTCCGTCTGTCCCGTCCTCAGTATCGGTAAACGACACTTGCGCAGTTGCGACTAACTCTTCATTGATATACGCCTCAATCGTAACATTTAAAACGTGGCTAAAATCAGTTGCTTTAACCAGTAGCGATGGACCCATGTCAATAATGATATCTTCATTTTTGTACATAAAGATAGCATCGTAATCCGTGCCATTTTTTTCAAGCGTTGGAGTAAGTAGCGACTCCCCTAAGCCATTTTTAAAAGCAGTACCATTAGTAACTGCCAATCTTATATTATAAGGCGTTGCCTCGTCATACATGCGCAACATTTCGTTAACCAAGTTATCGGATATTTCGCTCTTTTTCTCGACAAAATTACTAAATGTTGTTTTATTAAGTTCCGGATTTGTATCTGATAGGACTTGCTCTATTACTCTAGCGGTTAAAATTAATGGTGGTTTAAATCCATCATCTTGTATACGGACAACGTCACCAATATCTAAATCAACATATCCATCGACCTCATAAGTAACCTCTGGATAAGCATGTGCTTTTAAATCTTTTAAAGCAGTTGATATCAAGACATCCTGACTGTCAGTCTCAACTTCCATATCCTTACGAATCCAGTTGTCTCGTGTTTCGTTACCAGTCAGTACAGATGGATAGCGATCTCGTGACAAAGGAGCATATAAAAAGCCGTTTTTGAGATAGTATTCTACTTTCCCGTTTTCGTCTTTCCACTCTTTGTAGATAGAGTTATCGATATAGATGATTTGCTCTTCTTCATATGTTTCTGTTTGCGCCTCTTGTACAACTTCTTCGTACGATATCTGTGTTCCGCCAGTGATTTGCTGAGTAGTCGCACCATTGACAGACATACCTTGCGCTATTTCACGAGGGTAACATACTGTTTGTAATCCAGATGCGAAAGAGTTAATGTCATATGAGTTTTCGACAACATACATGCGACCAACAAAGTTTTGCTCCAAAACAGTAACTCTGGTCTTGGACACACTCTTGATAATCCCTGTGTGTCCCCATTGTCCTGTGTAAAACGGTGCGCCAAAGTTAGCTTTAACACTATAGATACCGCCCGCTTGCAGATTGCTAGCATTAGGTGACCTCTCTAGCTTCCAACCATACGCCCCCCAGTTATAATCAGTACCGATTAAAGCAGCAGCCATGCCACCGCCAATTCGGCCACGTATACCACCAATTGAACTATCAATCCAAGCTCCATCTAACTTCTTAGCGTACCAGCCTGATAAAGCGTAACATTGCCCTGAGCCGATTCTACGACCTTTAAGTCTAGTAGCTTCGTTTAGTGCTTGTATTGTCTTAGTAGCTCTTCTAGCTACGTTTACAGCCGTTATGGGCTGTACTGGCGTTTGCCACAGCTTATCAATCGTATCTAGGATATTCCCAGTTACTTTATTAATCCCATTTCGGATATTAGTCATCAAATTTGTGTAGCTTTGATATTTTGCTTCTGCGTAGTTATATTTAGCACCACCAGCTGTAAAAAGCCCTTTTGTATAGTCTGCTATATTCTTTTTGCCAACGACATTATAAATCCCTTGTTTTGCTAAAAGATAAGTATAGTCTTTTAAAAAGTCATCTACACTTGCATAGTGCATGTATGTCCCGCCCTCGTTTGCGGGACGAGCCATACCAGTTGTAACCTTAACACCACTTGGTCTAGTTTGCGCTCCGCCTGTCATACCTGCCCAGTTGTTGTCACGCCTACCAACCGCCGAGTCTCCCCAATAGCTCTCTAAATAAAGTTGCGTGATGATTCCGCTTGGCAAAATATTATATTGCACTGCGTAGTTAATAATAGCTTGTACGTTAGCTTTTTTGATCGTATGACCATAATATTTAATGTCACCACCTAAATAAGTCCGATTAGAACCAACTGTCTTAGTGACTTTACGAGTAACAGGATTAGAGACAACCCGCTCACCTTTTACAGTCTTTTTACCGTAAGGGCGTATTGCGTTGTAAATCTGACGCTTATCAAGCTTTTTAGTAATACCAGCGATATTTTTTTGGTATCTAAGCACAGTGTCACTTCTATCACGGCCAACACCGTATGACTTGCCTTCTTCGTATTCTTTATAGATGTTTATGATAAAAGCTTTAAAAGTGTGATTATTGTGTAGTTGCGTTTCAAACTCAATTTCTGCATCAAAATTATTAGCAATCGACAAAAGACGAGCTAACTTAGTATCTTGGCCAGTCCATTCCAAAGTGAGTTTTTTGTCCTTAACTTCGTTTGTGCCAATTGTCAAAGCACCCCAGTTTAAAATATCAAATTGCACAAGGTACTCTTCAAACGACATCGCTTTAGTCGCTTTATATGCGTTGCAATACTCGTTGAGTAACTCTAAGTTAAGATTTTCGCAAAAGCAACGTATTGTTGTCTCTGTTTCCTCGACTCGCATGATGTTAAACAATTGTACTTTATCTTTGTGTACAAAAGAAACAAATGCTTGATCGTTTAGTGCGTGATATTTGTGATTAAGTGGATTATCACCCAACAGCGATTTTTTATAAACAGAAAACTCAAATGCTGACGAACCAGTTGTGAGCTGTCTAGTCCACAAATCATCATAATAATTAAGTGCTCCTTGTCGCTCATTGTCTAAAAGCAAAACTGGATGTAGTTTTGCGTCGTGTATTACTAGAGTTATTACAACCACCTCTCTTTCATAAGAATTTCAACATTTGGTGCAGACTGAGAAAATTTAGATAACTGCATAACCAACTCTGTTTTTCCGGGCGGTATAGATATAGGCTGTGAACCTAAAACCATGTCTTGAATAGAATCTAAGTCTTTTGTTTTTACTGTGTCATTTTCAAAATTGATAACCACTTCATCGCCTGATTGATACTTGTTAACAATGTTGTTGTAGTGAGACACTCCCATTTTTTCAAAGTTAACCTTTTCGAAAAGGTTGTAATTGATATATTTAGAGCTATCACTACACGTCCCCATTGCAAGATGTATCTTGCGAGACGTTTTGCCTTTTAGTGATGGTACTTCGACATGATGGTGCGCACCATTAAAATAAATTCTAAACTTATCTTCTTCACGGAAAATCTCGACTGCTCTACTTCTGTTCATGGAAAATGGATTGTGGTAATTCCTGTCAGCTTGAAATTTAAACTGCTTATAAAAGCGCCAACCAACTCCATCATCATCAAGAGCAAAAAAGTTATACTCTGTTTCAAAGCCGTTTTTGCGTTTGTAAGTTTCAATCCCATAGAGGAATTCATCATTTTCACCAGTTACACAAAGTTTTAAAAATCCTTTTTGGTCTTGCGCTGTTGCAATAAAAATCTGTTGCCACCATAAATGTTCGTTGAGAGTATATTCTCCGTTTGAGTCAGTGTTAATGATAAATGTCCGTGTTCCCACGTGTTCGGTGTAACCCGGTGTAGTTCCTCTATTGCCAATAGCTACATATTCTCCACCTTTGCCAGAACCTAGAATATTTTCAAAACGCATACGCTTTAATTCTGTGTCAAATGTTGGTGGCATATAGTTGAGTTTTGCGACATTTGGCTCACCATCTAAAGCTTGCGCAATGGCTTTTGAGTAATCAAAAAGGACTTCGTTACGATGTACGATAGTCCCGTCTTCTTCCTCTGACGAACCAAGTGCAAAAGCGCCCGTTTCATTTGCGATACCGATATAACCGTTTTCAGAGTTATGTTTAATTTTGATTATTGGATAAGCGTTAGTATTACCATCATTTTGCAAATTAAAAATAAGCTTGTTGCCTTCTTGCGTATAGTCCGAAAACTTTTTGTAAGTAGTTGAATGCGCAACGCCATCTGGGATGTAAAACTCAATAACCGTTTCATCGTACCAATCAGATATTCCTTTTAAGTCAATATCACCTTTTGGAACAGCCATATAATATCTGTCAGGTTCATCTGGTAATGTAAGTTTAAAGGTCGTCTTACTGTGCAAAATACCAGCTATTTTTTCTCTTAATTTATTTAAGTTTTCGTAACTATAAGTCGACGGTTCTGTCGTGTCTACAAATTTACTTGCTCCTATTTCTTTAGTTTTAAAACTAACAGTAACAAAAATAGTCTTAGCGCCAAAACTAACCGATTGAATGGCTTCTCCTAATTCATTTATTTTTCTGGTAGCAATAGACCTATTATTACCTATAGTCCTCACTATGTTTAAACAATTCAAAAAAGGCGATAAATCAACGCCTTTATAACTAAAATTTGCCAATTATATCAAACCTTTCATTCTATTATTCATTATTTCTTTTTGTTTTTGGTATTCTGTGAAGTTGTCTCCAGCTGTTCGAGCTAATTCTTTACCATTCACAGTCACTACAACGTCTCTATTAGCAAAATCTCTAATAGCTAAAACCGCATCTTTCAATGCGACAAATCTATCATCTTCTAATTTTCTTGCTGAGTCATTTAGTCCGCCAAAACTTGCATAATGAGTCACGTCAAAACTACTTTGTAAACCTTCCGTAATTTCCGATATGTTGATATCTTTAAGTTTATTCAATCCGTTTTGAAACTCCTCAGAAATACGACTAGCCATACTAGAAACATTTTTCTTGACTGGTTCAAAGCTATCTGTAAGAGATTTATTAAAACCTCCCATTATAGCTCTACCCGCTGGAATAAGTAATGTTCTATCGTAACTTATTGGCCCTTTATGCTCTTGAATCCATCCAGCGATACCACCGACAAAATTTTTGACTTTTTCAAAAGCTGAGGTCAATCCATTTAAAAATCCATCCATTATAGCTCTACCAGCTGCTCCTAAGTTAATATTAGCAAGGGAATTAAGAATGTTTTTTATACGGTTAACTACACTAGAAACGACTTCTTTCGCAGCGTTAATAGCTGTTGAAATACCGTTTTTCATCGCATTAAATGCCAGTATAGCGACACTTTTGGCTGTATTAATTTTAGATGATATCTCGTTTCCAATAGCACTCATTCCAGCAGCTACTATGTTAACCAAAAATTTTAGCGTTACAGAAAATATACCTTTTATAGCACTCCATCCAGCAGAAAAAACTGATACGAAAACACCCAGCATACTTACAAATAAACTAACTAAAAACGTCAAACCTCCAATTATTATGTTTTTTATACCTTCCCAAATTGCTCCTGCTCCAGATTTGATAGCGGTCCATGCTGCATTCCAATCACCATTTATAATTGCTAATATCACTTTTATAGTTGTGTTGATGACAGACATGCCAACTTGTACCACGCCTGTTATAACCAGAAACAAACCACTTAGAGCTTCAACAAGCGCACTCCAAGCTAACTTTAAACCGCCAATAAAAGTAGCGCTGTTAGCCTGTATGAAAGTGAAAATTGATAATATTAGTTGTTTCAATGTTTCGATTAGTGGGGTGACTGCATCAACCATTGATTTCCAACCAGAAATAATTGTATTTCTAAATGTCTCAGATGTGTTCCAAGCGACTACAAGTGCAGCTATAAATGCTCCGATTGCTGCAACAACTAAAATTACAGGTCCTGAAATTATTGAAAAGATTCCTGCTATTGCCGTGAACGCTGTAGAAACTCCTGCTAAAGAAGCAGTTACTTGACCAATAAAAATAATTACTGCTCCAAAAATGACTAAAAGAGGCCCAAGAGCTGCGCCAATACCTCCAATAATAACTGCCAGCTTTTGCCCAGCAGGAGATAACTTGTTGAACCAATCTATGACTGCTTGGATTTTACCAATAACTCCTTGCAACAATGGATTTAATATACCACCGATTGTAATGCCGGCTGTTTCTAAAGAACCTTTGAGCTGTTCAATTGCTCCTTTAAGACCGCTATTCATAGTGTTTGCCATTTTGTCAGCAGCACCTTTTGAATTTTTCAACCCTTCGGTCAGTTTCGCTAATTGTCCCGGTGCAGAATTAACCAACGCAAGCATTCCTGATAATGATTCCTTACCGAACAAGATTGATAGAGCAGCGGATTTCTGTTGGTCTGTCAAACCAGACATTTTATCTCTTAATTGTCCTGTTATCTCTGTTAAAGACCGCATTTTCCCGTTTGCATCAAAAAAAGATAATCCGAGACCATCAATAACAGCTTGCATTTGGTCTGTCGGTTTTGCTAATCTGGTGATAGCTGTTCTAAGAGTTGTACCAGCTTGAGAGCCTTTTATACCAGCGTTTGACATAATACCTATTGCTGCTGCAGTTTCTTCCATCGAAATTTTCATAGCTCCAGCAACAGGACCAGCATATTTTAACGCTTCCGCCATGTCTGCAACCTCTGAGTTTGTATCTGCTGCAGCTTTTGCGAACACATCGGCTACATGAGTGGCTTCACTTGCGTTCAAGCTAAACATATTTACCGCAGTCGCTGCTGCTTCAGAGGCTAAAGCCAAATCTCCACCAGAAGCCGCTGCTAGAGACATTACCCCTGGAGATGCAGCTAAGATTTGATTTGCATTAAACCCTGCTGAAGCCATCATTTCTTGTCCTTGTGCAACTTCCTTAGCACTAAAAACAGATGATGCTCCAAGATCAATAGCTTGTTTCCTGAGTTTCTCGAAGTCAGCCCCAGTCGCTCCAGAGATTGCTTTTACTCTGTTCATTTGAGATTCAAAATCTCCAAATGTTTTTGCAGCAGCGACTCCTAACCCAACTATTGGAAGTGTGACGTATTTTGAAAGGCTACGCCCAACACTTTGCATCCCTTGACCGACCATCGTAGTGTATTGACCAATCTTTCCAAGTGTCGAGACGTTACTATTCCCGATAGACTTTATCTTATCTATCGTCTTTTGTGCAACGGACTGAGCTTTACTCATTGTAGAAGTGAAATTTGAATCGGTAGCTCTTAAAATAGCTTCAACAGTGTATGCTCTACTAGACATTTAAACCTCCTCTCTCTCTTAATTCCTTAACTCTATTAGCTCTGTCAATGATTTTAGGATTTATGGTATTATCAACCGATGCTGACAATACTTGCTTTTTCCGTTTCTCATAATCGTAAAACTCTTCAAATTCACGGTAAACATATTCGCCTTTAGAATTGGCAGCTTTAACGTTGCGATTAACAAAAGCACTTAAGTAAATATCTCTTTCAGATTCTAAACGTTTTAAAAGATAACCTTTAATCCTTAAATTGTATTCTTTTACTGTCATACGACGAGCAACATTAAAGTCTTTCACATCCAACAACCCAAAAATGTTGCTAATAATCTCGTTGTAGGTTTCAAGAGAAGAACTTGTTATATCTTTTTGATTTAACCCTCCTCTAAAGCTTTTAAGATTGGGCTTACTTGTGTTTTCAAAAGAGGTGCTTTCTTCAAGATCGTTAAAAAATCATCTAAAACTTCTCCCAGTTTTCCATTTTCTGCTTGTTCTATAGCCCACTTTTCAATATCTTCTTTTTTAGGGATTGAGTATTCTGTGTGTGTAGCTGATAAAATAATATCTTCTAAAATAAGCGGATTTTTTGCAGCTAGCTGCATAACTGCAGTTTGAACTCCTGTACCAAACTTAAAGCCATTGTTATCAACAAAAAAGCGCTTATCCATTTCTCGAATAAAGTCAAAGCCAAAGTTTAATGGGTAATTTTTTCCTGCGATTGTAATTTCTTTCATTTTTGATTTTCTCTCCTTAAAAAATAACAAGGGTAAAAACCCTTGTTTTAAAAATTAATTGCCTTGTGTTAGATTAACTACTTGCTTCTACATGAGAAACAGTATCGCCGTTTGTTTAAGTGACGTCTTTAAACACATATTGAATAGCCTTGATTTGCTCTTTGGTGAGGGTAGCTTTACCTTTGACAGGTTTTCCATCAATAGCCATTTCTGTGGAAATTTCAGATAATTCTTCTACGTTCGAAGGAACTTCCCACGAACCCAGCCGACCTATTGCGTACTCTGCATCATATTTATTATCTGAATTGTTGTTGCTATTTAAGTCAATATCCCAGACCTCAATCTGCTTACCTTCTAAAACAGCATTCTTTAGTGTCGTATTCAATTCATCACGACTTGCCACACCTTTGATTTCCAAAGTTACCTCAAGCCCTTTGTCAGAATTGATAGCACCATCTTTTGTGATTTTAGCATCTGTTTTTCTACTATATTTCCATTTATGTTCTGTCTGAAAAGACAATTTAGCCGCAGCCGCCTTATCTCCAAGCACACGGAACATCAAAATATTATCTTTCCCATAAATCGGTGAACTTGTGACCATATTTCCTCCTATACAAAATTAAAATAAATATTTAAAATGCCATGATAAAGATTTTCGTTTGTACTGTTATCTTTTAAGATCTGAGTATCGCTTTCGTTCATTACCATAGCCCATTTGTTATCATCAATTTGGCTAATCTTACTGACTTCCAACATGATTTGAGCAATCATATCGCTTACTACTTTTCTATCCGTGCTATCTCCCCAAACATTGATAGTCGTTGAGCACTTACCTATTAACTGCGTTTTTGTAGCCATAGGAATAATGTGAGTATCTCCCATCACAACAAACGGGTACTTAGTTCCGGTTGGTGGTAAAAAATCATAGACAGAAAAACCGAGACCGTCAATCCTCGTAAAGATTTCATCAAATAGCACTTGATCTGGTTGTTTCATTCTTCCGTCCTCGCTAAATCTTTAATAAAGTTTTCGATAACACCATCAAGGGCAGGTTTCATAAAAGGTTGAGCTTCCATGAAACGTGTCCCTGTTTCAAGGTAACCTGAATAATTCGTCCCGCTAGTTACTTTAGCCACTGTGTCTAAATTACTTACTTCTAAAGCGATAGATCTCTTTGTTGCTCCTGTCGGTTTAACAAATACATATCCCTCGCCTTTTCTTTTTTCATAATGACCGTTGAAATTTGCGTTTTGAACAGCTTTTTTATGTAGCTTAACACCGTTTTTTCTGACAGCTTTACGCTTGTTGTTAAACGATGCCTCTTTTTTTAAGGCATTTAATAAGTCATGTTCTCCTTCAATCGTTAAATTAATCATTAGGTAATTCCTCTACATATAACGCTCTGTTTCGCTTTGTGACGACACGATATGCTTTATCTGATATAAATACCTTAGATATATTTTTAACGTCGTGACGAAGCCTTACTACTCGTCTATCAAGGTCTAGTTTTTCTGCTAACATATTAGATAACTCTATTCCTTGCTCCGAAATATTACACGAAACTATTTTTTTTATGACTTCCCCACCAACACGTCTACCTAAAGCAGGGTCATAGTGCGGTTCGCCATCAACTTTGATTAAAAGGGTAACTCTGTCGTTATCTCTCATAAAAAATAGATACCACCTTTTTTAGCTTTTTGATCAGAAATCTTTAGTCTACTTTTAATCATTGAGTCGTATGGTTCGAATTCATTTAAAAAATCGTAGTAAGTGATAGCTCTTCCTTCAACGGACTCTGATTTAGCCCGTTCAGCACCTCGCCTGTTATAGCGAGCAATCAAACAATCTTCAAGGACAAATGAAAAGGCACTATCTATCTCATTAGTGCCATACTCTGCTGAAAAGTGGTCAGTAATCCTTTTTAGCAACATTTCCAATAGTTTGTCTTGTAATGTATCGTTGATATCTAAATCAAGCTTTACATTATTAATGATTGTTTGCGTGTTTATCTTTTCCATAAACACCTCCAAAAATTAATCGGTGTGAGATTCTAAAAGCTCTAGCAATTCCGCTTTTTTAGCTTTAGAATCGTAATTAACACCTAGTTCATCAAGTTCACGCTTTAGCTCGTCAACTTTTAAATTGCTAAAGTTTGTTGACTGTGTGTCAGTAGCTTTTAAAACACCTTTCCCAGTCAAAAACTCAACTCTAGCACCGTTATACTCTTCACCGACTTTATAAATAAAACCAGTCTCTTTATCTCTAAAAGCTTCAATTACTAGAGCCACGATTACCTCCTTTTATAATGATACTTCCGAACTTGTTACAATCTGTACTTCATCTAAGCGCTCGAATGATGGTAGAGCAATCATAGAAACTTTAGTCTGTACGTTAACAGGGTCAGTAGTCTTAGTGGTTGTAACAGCAATACCTGTTTCTACAAGAGATACCTGTGCATCTGTTGCTTGACCTCCCATGAGGTCAGACTGTTCAGGAGTTGTCCCAAATACTGTATAGCCAAGATTTCCGTTAGGTACAAGTGTAACTACGCCATCAGGGAAATACTTCTTGCTTTCACCTGCGTCGTTAACGAACACACCATCTTTAAGTAAGATGTTTAATCCCAATTCTTCAGAAAGATAAGATTTTAATTCTGCTTTAGTAACAATTGAGCCTTCTGGTGCAAGTGGTTTAATTACTTTTACGGTTGCTTTTGCATTTTTGATATAGCCAAAAGTTTTTGAGTTTAAGACAATAGCTTCAGGAACGTGACCACGCTCTGTTACTGTTTCAATAGCTTTCTCAATGTCGGCAAGAGGGTTAGCAGTTTCTTTATTTGACCATTCTTGTGAACTTTTAGTCGTTTGAGTTACAGCTAATCCATAATCGATATCTTTCATAACACCGTTTGAATTGATGTGGATTTTACCACTTGACAACACTTCCATGCGCATAGCTTCAAGACGTGCTTTAGCACCAGCGATTAGAGTAGTTTCATCATTAAAGATTGTTGATAACACTGTGTCAATAAGTTCTTGATTTTTAGTTTGTGCTAAAACGTTAAGTTGTTGACGGTCAGCCTCTTTTACAAGCATACCTTCCTTGAAGTAAGGCATTTCTTCGTCTAACAAGTCTACAGACATGCGGTCACGAAGTGGAACTTTAGTGTCAAACGCCGCCGCTTTGATACTAACTGGTTTGCCAGCTGCTCCTTTGATAAATGATAACTTAAGACCAAGTTGTTGTTTAGATGGGAAAGCTTTTTCTCCCAAAGACAAGTCAACGTTTGCTTGTTGTTTATCATAAAATCCTTTGATGTTAGCAGATGTTACAACGTCATAAATTAATGCCATTATTTAGTTCCTCCTTTTACAAATACAATGTGTGGTAATTTAGTAGCTAATTTTGATGGATCTTTAGCCAAAGCAGAGTCTGCCAACTTATCAGAATTTACTGTGCCACGATAAACAAGAGGACCCGCAGCATTGCCTTTAGATAAGTCAACATCTGTCAACAAAATGCCATCGATATGAGCTTCACCATCTACTTCACTGTTTTGAACTGGTTTTACTTTTTTAGTACGATCTTTAAAAACAGACTCATCAATCCCTGCTAAAACTGTTCCAGCAGATGCCAGTCCATTACCAAATTTACTTGCATCTAAAGTCACAGAAATCGCTTCGTATGGCAAGTTATGTAAAATCTCTTTTGATGTTTTTACTGTACGTTTATTCATTTTTTCCTCCTAAAATAGTTTGGTGTTAACTTTTCCAGCTCGTTCTGCTAAGCTTGCACCAAAATTTGATTGAGTTGTAATAGAGCCACTTCCGATTGAAGGGGTGGCTTGTCGTGCCAATGATTTGCGATCATCAGCGATTGCTTTAGCAAATGCGCTAGCTAGCTTAGTGACATTTGCTTTTGTTTGCTCTGCATCTAAAGTTACTGCAAGACTAAGAACATCATCATCAACATTAATGTTAGACTCCAAAAACATCTTACGAGCAACAGCGGTTAGTTCATTGCGTGTCTTATCGTTTTTTAATTCTTGCAATTCTTCTAAAAGCTTCTGCGTCTCATAGTCCGCTTTTTCTTTGTCATTCATTTCTGCCAATTTCTTAGCTTCGTCTTGCTCGGCTTTAAACTGCTCTTGAGCATCTTTATGAGCTTTAGCAACTGCACGATTTACATTTTGTTTAATCATTTCAGTTACTTCTTCTTGTGTAAAAGTCTTTTCTGTTGTAGCCTCTGTTTGCTCTTTGACTTGAGTGTCGACTTCCTCTTGAGCGACTTCTTCAACTACACCATTTTCAACTAAATCTGCCATGAGGCGCCTCCTTGTTTAAAGTCATGTCTGACTATAATATCTTGCACAGTTTTTAGCCTTAAGCACGTTTTGGGCATAATAAAACCAGTTGAATTCAACCAGTTTGAGCAATTATTAATTATTTTTTAATTTGGAATCTAAAGCAGATAACGGAAGCAATGTGGATAATACCCACCAACTGTTGTTAAAAAAAGAATATTAACCAACAAATAAATTTCACTTTTTACCTTTCTTATGTTCGATATCTTCTCCTATAACAGCACAACGACAATGTGGATGGAATGGCGGAGCAGTATTACCAGTATCCCATTTTTCCATTGGATAAGGCCCATCACTCGCTATCCCTTTACAAATAGAGCAAGCAGATGGTTCTGGTAGTATTTCAAATCCGTTAAAACCATTATCTTCTATAGACATTTTGCTGACTTCCATTTGTATTCTTGCGTGTTCTGTTATAGCGAGGCGTCTAGCATAGTTATCTGACACTTCAAATTCTTTTTTTAGCTTATTGGATAGTTTAATAGCATTATCACCTCTTGCAATAGCTTTATAAACTTCATCTTTTACTATTCTTCTAAGTTCATTTTGTCTTTGCCAGATATTTTCGGACCATTTTGCTCCTTTAAAATTTGCGTTAATCGTTGTTTCAGCGAGTCTTTTTATAGCTTTTTGACTTGCAACAGAAGTACCAAGTAGTCCAGATTGGAATTTCAATTCTTTTTCATAACCATCTTCCAAAAATCTTTTCGTTGCTCTGTACTCTTCTTCCGATAAGTTTTGCATTGATAAATCAATATTTAGTTGTAAAAGCTCTAATGCGTTTACTTTCATCTTTAAATTATAGACAGCCATATCTATGTTTTCTTGATGCGTAAAATTAGCTTTAGTGACTTTAATTCCCTCTTTGCGCATTTCGTTAGCCCTTGCAACTAATTCTTTTGCCTTTTTCTGATAAGCGTTGATATCAACGTCAGAGACAGCTTTTTTAGCGAGCTTTAAGTCTATTGCCTCTTTATCTGCATAGCGTTGATAAAAAGATTCAATTTCTTTTTCTATCTCACGGAAGTGGTAGTCGTGTATTTGTTTCATGGATTTTCCTAGACTGATATCTTTTTTGTCTTTGGCTTCCATCTCTTTTTTAACACGTTTACGCCAATAACTTTTACCTTCCTTAGTGTGCATGTCCATGAGCTAACTCCTTGTCTGACATACGTGTTTGAGCTTCTAGTTTTTGAGCTAACAAACTGCCCGACTGCGATTCTTGCATGATTTTATCTTCTTCTTCATCTGGATCATCAACAATACCAGTGACAAACATCTTAGTTTTGTTTGACAACTCTCCACCAAGTGTTTTAAAATCATTTATTTTTTCTTGGTCTGACTTAGGTAAGTTTGGAGTAAAGATTATTTTTAGCTTGCTGATATCAAAATCTTTAATTTCACTTAAAAACTCACCAACATGAGCGATAAGCTTATATCTACGTTTCAACGACTGCTCAAATAACGCTTGTAAGTCCACACGTTCTTGGTCTAGTCCAAAAACTTTCCACTTGAGCGCTTCTCCGGACTGATTACCAGCAAATTTATTGTCTGTCATATCTGGCGTATTAGTAAATCTGTGGATATCCTCAGCGATTCTGTTTTTATATGCTTCAGTTCCCTGTACGTCATATTTTTTATACAAATACTTAGCGTCAACAGAACCTTCACGTCCTTCGCTATCAACAGGTGGTTCTAGGTTTAACAATCTAGCTTTTCGCATAGCTCTCAAATATGTAATAGCTTTTTCCGGTGTATCTACGTATTCAGGAAACGACACACGACCAATAATTGCTAGAATAGCGTCTGACAAGTCTTGCATGTAGTTAGCTGTGTCTGACTGCGCAGAGTCGTATAAATCAATCAAAGATAATTCTGTTTCGTAATCGCCTAAACCGTCATCTGTATTAAGATATTCCGTGATAGGGACAGCACCAAAAGCATGCGGTTGTCTACCTGTCTCTGTTAATTCTCCGTCAAATTCAAAAAAGATAACTTCCGAACTTGTATAAACTTCTACCGTCTTGTCTGTTTTATCTATTTGACTTTTGTTGTAGTATCGCACACCAATAAGACTATCTTTATCAACATCATTTTTATAGATAATAAAAGTCTCTCTCGGGTCTAGTCTTATCACTTTTGTTTTATTGTCTGCACTACGATAAGCGAGTTCGTAAGCACGACCAACTTTAGACAAGTCTTTTATAAGTTGTCTATTTAATTGATGGAAGTTGTTCTTTTTTGCTAACTCTTTTAAAAGTTCGTTGTTAACTTCATCGTCATACTCAACACGTATTGGATTACCAACAAGATATCCCTGTTTAAATGTTGATATATACTTGCCATAATTATGTATGGCACGAACATCAGCCATGTCCTCATCTTGCCTACGACCAGACTTAGATACCTCGTGATTGTTTCCTTCTGCATAATCTAACAACTCTTGTATACGTGGTTTTTGAATGTTCTCGTGGTGTTTTAAGTATTCAAGTAATATTTTATAGTTGTCATCAAACAAAGCGCTTATATCGCTTATCTGATACCTCATTCTTGACTCACGATGAAAACGCAACTCTAAAAGTTTATGTTCCCCAGTTGAGTCAATAAAATCTTCTATGTGTGCCATTGTTTCTCCTATCTAGTTTTTAAGACCTTGATAAAGTACATTGAAATTGTTGGTTTTACTTATGCTATCTTCTTTATGCTGTGAATAAAGAGCATATCTGATGGCATCTAGCACATCATCGTATTCTTTTTGTGGTTCGTCTTTTGTGCTGTTAGGTTTCCATTTGTATTGATATATCTCATCAAAAAAACGAGGAATACACCCTCGCTTGATAAATAACCTTTTATCCTTGAATGATTTCGCTATATATTCAATGCCTGCAACAACTTCTTTACGTCCATTTCTTGCTTTAATACGCTCTCTTTTAAAGCGAGCAACGTGTTCTGGTCTCGCACTATCTGCCCAGAATGTAACATTCCCATAGATTTGTATAAACTCTTTGGCTCTAGTTACCCACCAATCTATTTCTTTATATTGCTCTGCAATACCATCAACTAAGTAATAATTTCCATTATTGTCCTCTCCGATAATCACAATTGAACCATAGTGATCATATCCCCAGTCGACACCGGCAAAAAAGCGTGTCATTTTTGGCAATTCTTCGACTTCGTGAACAGCTTTGTCATAATCTGAATAGATAGCGCCCTCAGCAACTGTCCATTTGCCTAAAATGTCACGGTCATAAAACTTCCCACTAGGCGTTGCGCTTTTTATCGACTCAATGTAACGCTTAGATAGAAAAGTGTTATCATCTAACTTAAAACTAAAATCGATAATGCCATCTTTGTTTTTACCGATGTAGTCAGTGTTTAGCCAATGATTAGGATTATCTGGGTTTGAGTCCCATACAATTCTAGCACCATCACCAGAACAACGAGAAATTATTTCCTTAAACACAACCTCATTAGCTAGTGACGCCTCATTAACATAAGCTCCAAATGATGTAAAACCTCTAGCTCTTTTTAACCCACTAATAGACCCCGTATATACTTGCACAACCTTAACGCCACAAAATGTAAAAGATCCATGTTTGTCATATTTAGGCTCAAAGCCATATTTATTATAAAGCTCCTGTAACACGTTGTTTTGGATAGAAGTAGATGATGTCCCAGCTAAAATATAGATAGGTTCATCTATTTTTAAGTCATCTGCAATCTTACGAACACGATATAACTCTGTTACAAAAGTATCGTTGTTAACAACAGTTTTTCCAGCACGCTTTGCTCCATGAAGTCCGCAGATAAACCAATCGTTATTCCAAATGTAATCAAGAACTTGCAATTGCTTTCTTGTGTATAACTTACTCAACTCCATCTGAAATAGCTCCTTTGACCATATTCAAGAAATTGGCTATTTTCTCATCTTGTCCTTCATCTCCGCCAATTTGAGACTTCAACTTCTCAATTTCAAGGTTGATCTTTTTGAGTTCTAGGTTTGTTGGGTAACGTTTCATCAATTCGCTTCCTGCTTTTATAACCTCTGCTATTGATGGTTGCTTCTCTATCGTTACAAATTCACCAGTAATCTGATTAAGTTCCGTTACTTCTTCAGTTAATTCCTGTCTAAGAATTTGTGTAAACACTCTAAGAACTTCATCAGCTGTTGCTATCGAACTCTTTTCTAAGACTTTCATGCGACTCTGTATAGCTTGCTTTATTTCAAGTTTTTTCAAGTTTTGCTCGCCAATTTGACCAGCGGTTTTTTTACTATACCCCGCTTTTATCGCTGCATCAGTCGCATTCCCGCAGATGATGTACTCATCTATAAATTTTTGTTGTTTTAGTGTTAATTTACCTATTTTCCACCACCTCCTCCGTTTTAAAAAAATAAGTATTTTATGCGTATTTTACTTGACAAACATGTTTTTATGCGTATAATATAAGTATAGAAAGTGAGGTAAGCAATATGCCAATGACCCCTAAGCAAATGATTAAATTGCTTAAAAAGAACGGGTTTTATGAAATTAGCCAAAACGGTAGTCATAAAAAACTTCGTGATGACTTAGGACACCAAACAATCGTTCCAATGCACAATAAAGACCTTGGTAAGGGTCTTGAAGATACCATCTTAAAACAAGCGGGTTTGAAATAATCCGCTTGACAGATGGCTTGCTTATCTCACAATAATCAAAGGAGAATCATTATGTTAGTTTATCCAGCTATATTCACACAAGACTCAGATTATATCATGGTTACATTCCCAGATGTCCCTGAAGCAATTACTCAAGGTGAAGACTTTCAAGAAGCTTACGAAATGGCTGTAGAAGTCTTAGGTTTTGTCCTTGAAGATTATACTGACTATCCAAAGGCGAGCTCCGTTTCTGATTTAAAAGAACAGTATCCTGATTCTGATATCGCTTTAGTTGGCATTGATATGATCGCCTACATGAAAAAGTATCACTCTAAGAAGGTACGCAAAAACGTGACTATTCCTGAGTGGTTGAACAACGCAGCCGAAGATAAAAACCTCAACTTTTCCCAAGTACTTACTGAAGCACTTGAATTAAAATTACAAGCATAAGAGCCACTGTTGTGGTTCTTTTTGCATAATAAAAAGCCACCACAATGTGATGACTGAGTAAAGCGTGTGAGTGGATTCGAACCACTTCGCCTAGATGTTAGCTACTTACATCACAAGGAATTGAACCTTGTTGCCAATACACGCTACAGGAACAGTCGGAATCGAACCGACACATATAATCAGACCGTCGACAATCCAATTATCAAGGCGCTACCTCTACCGTTTTCCAATCATGGTTCATGTTCCTAACGGAAAGAGTAGGATTCGAACCTACGACTGCACAAACAGCTACTGGTTAGCAACCAGCTGCGTTAACCCCTCTGCCATCTTTCCAAAACGTCAACGCTGAGATTACACGTCTTATCAGCTGTCTTTCAAAACCTTATGTTTTAGTTTTTTATCCACTCAAATCCCTTCAAGTAACAACCATGCACGGTTAGTATCGCTAACCACTCGTTACGCCGCAAACTACTAAGCCATTTTTCAATTAACGAAAACCCCGCTAAAGGTCTAAGCTGCTTTACTCTTTGACTTTGCTATTATCCTTGCGAGACTCTAGCAGGTAGCCTAGCTACCGAAGCACACTTTCGTTTGCGACGGGCAATGACTTTTGCTTTATTCCAATATTTTCAACAAATAGCATTGTTTTCGTGTATCGCAGACGTGCATTGCCTTGCGTTTCGTCGCCTTTTGAGCTACAAAATGCGCAACGCCTGCTTGTTATCTTGGTGCTGGTACACCTTGACTTGTTGTGTTTGACTGGGATATCCTCCCAGCGTTGCACAACATGCTGACCGCTCTTGGTACCACCCTTGAACTTCGTCAGTTTATACCTCCTACACACTCGTCGCACGTACTGCTGACACAGCACCTCACCGATTGGCTCTGGTATTGCGCTTTGACTTCGCGTGCTGTAACCATTGCTGATTACATAAAGATTGGATTGCTTAGATTGACCATTACTGGCGCTCTTGTTGATACACCTACAAAAGCTTTCCCATATTGCTATGGATTATCTGTGCTAAGCCACTACTGAGACGACAGGATTCGAACCTGCACGTCCCATATACATAAAATAGCAAGTTTGATTGTAGTTAAAGTTGGCGACTAAATAAATAGCCTGTTGGTAAATGATTATCTCTTCTTGCTATTTTGATAATACTATATTAACACATATTTTTATGTATAAACTATTGTATTACTGTATAAAAACTAGTCAAAAACTCCTTGCTCTACAATCAAAGAACCCTCCCTATAAAGCTCTGCAAAAGCTAATAATGCAGCATCTAGCGTGTCATAATAAAAACTCTCTGACATACATAATTCTGTATAAATAACCTTATCTGCATTTTTGTAAGGAGATAGGTATTTGTCATACAAAATCCTACGCTTTTCTGGCTCCAATATCATACTAACTGATTGCTCAATTGCTTCTAATTCTTGTTCAGCTGACACACGGTTGAGTGCTAAGCGTTCAACTGGCTTACTAGGAGTTCCGTGTGATTGTCTAGGCTCAAAGGAATAAGTGGCTGTCACTTTTTGAGTATCTACATCATTAGCGATCCTACGCCAGCGTGGATACTCTCTTAGTTTTCGCTTAGCGTTTGATTTAGTTTTTTGTATATTAATTTCTGGAAAAAACGTCATGAAAGCTCCTCGTATGATATAATAGTTGTACGAATATATATCGAATGGCGCTTTCACGAGCGCCTTTTTATTGTTCTCCTTTCATTTCTCTGCTGACTTATTTTTGTTGTTAAATTGTCGAGTATTAAATTTTTAGTTTTGCGTCAGCACTTTATTTGCAGCATTGCGCTTGTATAATCATCTGTGAGCGATAACAGACTTTAGATTTTTTATGAAAAAAATGTCGGAGGATATTTCCCTTTCTAAAAATTTCGCTCTATAACTACGTAACGATTATTCCACGCTACGCAGCTGAATACTTACAGAAAGCTTCCAGGGTAAGTTTAACGAGTATTCCAGCTCGTAGACCCACAGAGCCATTGCAGGCTCTTAGGCGCTTGCGTGGGACTTTAATTTGCTTCTGTGTTTAATAGTTTAAAATGCCAAGTTTCATATTCACCATGATAAACGAAGCTTATAGAGTCTGCGTCAACGATCTTATCGCATACAACATATGCTAAATCAGTATTTTTTAAATAATCTTTTTCACCATATTTAACAATAGCAATATCATGTTTTTCACCACTTCTAAAATAATAGCCAGAGGACAAATTATATTTGTCATTGTTAAAGTCATTTGCATATTTTTGGGATATAAAAATTGTTTTTTCATTCATTCTGTTACCTCAAGATATTACATAAACAAAGTCACTATCCAAAGCAATAACAATACGACTAGCGGAGAAATAAACGCTCTTGCAATCACTGTAGCAAAATCTTCATCTGTATTTTTTTTAGAAGCAAAAGGACTAATTAACACATTGATTCCTACAGCTTGCGGTAAATTGATAGATGGTACGCCATCAATTGTTGATAAAATGTTATTCCAACCGTATTTAATAACAAATCCAGATAATACTAAGCCGAACGGCAATAGAACTAAAGCTATAATAAAGTTCTTTTTAGCATCATTTTTATTTTTATCATAATTCATAATTTTTATTTAACTCTCTTTCATTCATTTTCTACATCTTTTCTAAACTGCCACGCCCAGTCGAAATCTTTGCGGATTTCGGATTCTGTTAGTTGTAAATCATTATCTATCTTTAGTAAGTCTAAGTTATCTCTATGCATAACTTTAATACTTACATTTCCGCTAAGTTGTCTCATCAGCACAAAACTTAACTGTCTTTCATTCGGATTAGGTATCTCAACCGTATACAGCTTTTCTTTTTCAACTGTGTAGCCGAATTGGTGCATGTTGACGATAATTTCAAATGCACAATCTTCCCCAAAAAACCAATCTAAAAATCGTTTATCTTTTTCAGAAATAATTGGCGGATTAGCTTGCACATACATCAATTGTTCATCAATTCTGATTAATTCAATAATGGTTTCAAAAATACCCTCTTTATTGTTTTCATACCAATCAGCCACAAACTGTGGCACTTCTGGTTTTGGTTTGTCGAGTTTAATTTGATTAAGAATCTGAATAACATCAGCAAGTTTCAAATCATACGGCTTAGTTTGTAAATCTCTATATGCTATGTTATGTAATTTTTCTTTCGCTTCTTCAATATTCATTTGTTACCCTCCTAAATCACTAAAAGGCACTTCCCAAGTATAATCTTCATACTCAAGAGCTCGATTTTTTATCAGTTGACCAGAATGAATCTCAACTTCATGGGTAAACTCCATACCCATCTCAAAACCGAAAATATGTAGGTCAACATCATATTTCTTCGACAACTCTAAATAGTTTTCAGGGATAATAGTCCACGCTTGTTTGAAATTACCAATTGTAACAATATGTGTTTCTCCTTCATCACATTCGGGACTTGTCAAGCAAAAATTGATTTTTTTTGAATTAATAAATGCTCTTTTAGTGCCTTTTAAATAAAAAACATCTCTACCTTCAATTTCAAAGCTATAACCTTCTTCATCTATATCATCAAACTTAATTAGTCCTTTTTCTAGTCTATAGCTAGATACATGAACTTCTAAGATTTCATTCAAGTACTTTAGGATATTTGATCTGGTTCCTCTAATTTTTATAACACCTTCACACCAATTTGGCATATTTCTATCCTCCATTCCCAGTCAATTCTGCAAACTTTACAAATGTCATCCAGTGAGTTGTTCCTCGTCGCTGCCCAAAAAGTGGTGTAAACGGAATTGCTGATAAAACTTCTTTTACATTTATCTGGCAATCAGACCATTTAAAAACTAAAGTTCCACCTACTTTTAGAACTCTCATGCATTCTTCAAATCCTTTTGAAATATCTTCTTTCCAATTGTCTTTATCAAGTTGCCCGTATTGCGCTTTCATAATCGAATTCTGGCCAACATGCTTTAAATGTGGTGGGTCAAAGACGACTAAATTAAACGCATTGTCTTCAAAAGGAACATTTCTGAAATCTCCCAAAACATCAGGAACAACATTTACATGTTTACCATGTATGTCAAAAGTTTCTTGTCTAATATCCATGAAAGTTGTGTGTTCTTCGTTTTTATCAAACCAAAATAACCGACTACCGCAACAAGCATCTAAAATTTTTATGTCTGACATCCCTATCCCCCATTTCCAGTCAGCTCAGCAATCCGTTTTGTCTGTCTAGCTCTATCATCACTAGCACGTTTAAGCTGCTTTTGTGTCCTGCTTAACTGTGTCCGTAATTCTGTAATTTGTAGCTTGTAGTGGTCTTGCAGTGCGACGTTTAAAATAGATATAGCAATCAGCACAATCGATAAAAACGTTATGATATTGTTTCGTCTAATGTTCAATTTGTCTTTTTTTGCTAACTCATAAAGCAAGCAATCAATCATCTGTTGTTCAGTCATTTCGTCACCTCCTCTATCCACTCAATGACATCTAAATACATATTTGCTTGCGCTAACTGCCATCTCTCAAAATCGGACAGATTGTCTTTTCCCCACTCATATCCGATAAGCCACAAATCACGCTGTTCTGTCAGAAATGCAATTACTTCTTCTTTTGTCATTCTTCCACGCTTTCTAGTAATTCGCTGTTTTGATATATGTTTCCGATTGCTTCGTTCTCATCAACTTCAGTCCACAAACCAACCGCATCTTTACCTGTGTCAATTAACCAGCGACCTTCTAACATTTTTACTACACCTTTAAAATTTTTATATGTGTAATCTATGAGACGTGTTGTTAAAACTATATCACCATCAAAAATCTCAACGCCATTTTTATCAAACATTCCTGTTGATTGCATGAGTATAAGTTGCTTAATATCGCCTATTGCAACACCTCCATGATCATCTTTTAATCCAACATCACCGTTTTCGTAATCAATAAGGGTAACCTCATACATGCGTTTGAATTTCTTTGACCACGCTCTAAATTTTGGTATCATAACTCACCTCTCAAAAAATACTCTGCATCACTTTTAGCGATTAAGCTATCACGATAAACAATAGCTTCGTCTTTGGTCTTAAACTCTTTGTCTTTATAAACAGTAGGCAACACTCGTCCGCCAATGTGCTCATAAACCCTAACTACGTGTGTCATTTGCATTCTCCGTTTTCTCTAGCCAAATTGCCAGCATTGTGCAATAATTAGCCATGTCATTTAACGTGTCTGACAGGCTTTCTGAGACGTTTTTATCACTGCTTATAAGATTATATAGTCTATTGTATTTATCGCTTATACGTACGACACCAGCGATAAATCCGAAGTTATCCAAAGACTTTTCAAACGAGTTCCCATAATCTGCATTTTTAGCCAAAAACATTTGATAATTTTCGTTGTATGCAGCTTGCATACTCTCTGCGTTTATTTTATCTGCCATACTATACCTCCTCAGAAAGTCATTGCTGCGTACATCAATCGCTTAACTTCCTTGTAATGATCTAACTTTTTATCTCTGTGCTTTTTGTTTAACTTTATAAAAAGCTCCGTTTCGTGACTGTTTGGGTTGTGATACTCTCTGTATGATTTAAGATACAGCTGCACATAAATATCTTCGTCAAAATAATCTTTAAACGCTTCGATAACGTACGGCCTTGGCAAGGTTTTTCGACGTCTGTTATTTGTAACGCTACATCTTATTAGCTCAGCTTTTTTGCAATCTACACCTAGCTTTTTAATTTGCCTTACAATCCCATTGTCAAAAATTTTGTAAAATTTATCTATTAATTCATCTGTCAATTTCTTCAATCCTCACTTTTATTCTTGGATTCTGACTGTATTTCTTCTTTGCTCTTAAATCGCATACGATATTGTCATCTGACCAAACAATGCCTGATTTCTGTATTCTGTCGTAACCTGCATCGGAAATACTATCAAAAACAGCTTTAATCAGATTATCAATATCAGGCTTCTTAGCGTGCCATATAAGCTCACGCACGAAGTTCTGATATATTTGTATTGTTTTATCTTTAGAACGCTGTGTAGGCTCTTTTGATAGCGTTTTGGGGGCTTTCATGTAAAAGATTACCTCTACCTTTATGCAATCATCGAAAAACGGTCCATCATAATTTTTTTCTATCCATCCAGAAACCTCTTTTCGCCATCTCTTCATCTTTGGATCTTCGTACGTACCAAATTTGCTGAACTTAGGTCTAGTTTGAGGTTTTGGTTCGATTGGTATTTCAAATTCTGTTTTAAAAGTCATATTCCTCTTCAATCCCTACCAACAATGCAATTCGTTTTGAGCTAGCTAACGCTTGATATGATTTAGTCATGTACTGTTCTATTGTTGCTTTTTTAATTCCAAGCCGTGCCGATAACTCATCTTTTGTGCCAACGTCAACAAATCTGTCATCATGATAGATTGCATATATTCTTTGTTTTTTAACCATTTTTAAAATCCACACTCGCCCTAAAATTTGTGTGTGAGCATTGGCAAGGACGAGTGTAAAAATCCTTTATATTACCGACTTTATCGATAAGTAGGCTATTTTCCTTTCTTGCTCGGAAAATGTTATTACTGCAAAGCCCGAGCCTCACTCTGCAATAAGTTATTAATAAATCATTACTCTTTGTGTTAATTGTTTAGCTCTGCAATATTCACACTTCCCGCAAGGTTTTGGTGGTTCTGTGCCTTTTTTTACTGCGTCTAATCGCTTAATGTTTTGCGCTAACTCATTTAATTCATTTTGCATAGCGTCTACATTTTGTATTCTGATGGCTCTTGTGTCTGATGGTGTTTCTTTTGTTACTGCGTAAATAATCGGCTCAAAAGGTTTATTATACTTAGCTTCCAGCATTGTTTTGTAAGCAGCCACCTGCAAGATATACCCATAGGCCTCAAACCAAAAAACTCGCTCTTCACCGTTCCAAACTTTATCATCTATGGGACCTTTTGTTGTTTTTATATCAACAAAATAACCACGTTCGACATTCAAACAGTCAATCTTTCCCTTAAATTCAACCTCGCCAAGAAATCCAGTTATTGCTACTTCTTTTTCGCCTTGATATATAGCGCTGAAATTACCGTCACTTTTAAGTGCTTTAATCATCTGTTCTGCGACTAAGTAGTCTTTTTTAAGTTGACCCTTAGTTGCGCCTCGGCTAGAAATCATTTCAAAACCGTTTTTTTCTTTGAATTCTTCATGAGCTTCTTTACTCTCAAAGTAAGAGTGGACATAGTTCCCGACGAGCAGCGCAGTGTTATCTCTGGTATCTGTCCAATCCCCTTGCAATTCAGCAAGCGCCCTCGTTTCGCATTCTCTAAAACGCTTGTACTGACTAATAGACCAGTACTTAATTGATGATTCATTGCTATAATAGTCCTTTCCAAGCAAATCTAACTTCGTCATGGCATTAAGTCTCCAAGATTATCAAAGAGATTACCTTCGCTAGCTTTAATTTCACCAGTTTCTTGGTCAAAATCCGGAATTTCATCTGCCGGATAAGAGGTATCTTCTAAAACCGTCTTATTTTCGTCTGTGAGCGTTTTTTCTGGCTCCGAATGTAAATCTTCAGTTACGTCTTTTAAATTGATAGGAGCATCCTTATTTTCACTCTGATGACCTATTAAGTCATCTAGGCTATTTTTTTCTTGAGGTGTGATGTCTTTTACTTGTCTGTCATTGTCATACTCGTTTTCTGTTGTTCGGTTCACAGCATCTACAAACAAATCATTGTCATCGCTCGTATTGAAGAATTGCTTAGCCGCTCGATTAATGACTGTTCGTTTTGCCATTTCTTGCGGGAAGTCATTTTGAACATTTTTGGTTTTTGCTTTTGACCATGACTTATCAATTTCTTTTTTGGTCATAACTGTCAAAATCTTTTCACTGTCTTCTTTTTCGATAATGCAATAAGCTCCGACAATTTCGTTATCTGCATTCATCCAATCGGTATCGTGACTAACAAACACTTTGCGACCATTTTCGTTTTTGATTTTAAATTCATCGCCTTTGTAAATTACTTCTGCGTAAATGTCTTTCACTTCAGGAAGTTGCTTAACAACTTTCATAGTGCCAAAGTACGAACGCGTCAACTTAACAGCGTTTCCATAAGGCACAAAGTAACATTGGTTTTTAGCAGGGCTAAGACCTTGGGTTACCATATCGAGCAGCGCATTATAAATGCTATCTTGGTCTTTATTTAACAGGTTCCCATTTTTTAAAGCATAATACGCCGAGCTAAGTGCATTGCTTACGCTGTATTTTGGTGCAATCATCAACCCATCAGAATCTTTCATTTGATTGATTCGTGTCGCAACGTTTGAAGTCACTTGTTTTTGCGTTAGTTCATTACTCATTTACTTCCTCTTTCTATGCTTTAATTGCCAGTTTTCAGCTTTCAAGCGTTTCAACTGTTTTTTAAGCTCTATGTTTTCTTCCGCTTCTTGTAAATAATCAGTCATCAACTCGCTGTATCTATTTTGCCAATAACGAGTAGACTCGTATAACTCTTCGCTCATAGTCAGTCTTCCAAAATATGCGACTTAAAAGTCCATCTGCTATCAAGTCTCCGATTGACGATTAATTCAGGTTTTACATCAAATTCCATTTCAATGTATTCCATCAAGTCTTCGTCTGTGTAGTCTTTAAATTCTTGATATGTTTGCCTAAGTGTAGGTTCTTCGCTGTCTCGTAAATAGTCAATCGTAAATATAAAAGCGTCTCTAAAATTACCGTCAAAAGTTACGAGTTCACCATTAATTCTAATTTCTACCATTTTTACCACCTAAAAAGTTTTCTAGCTTCTCTTTGACAAATTCAAGCATAGCTTGTAACCTTTTGTTTTCAACTCTTAGATTATTGTTATTTATCATTAAGTCTACTAATGACTTGTCTTTTTCATTGCATTGTCTTGTCAGATAATCAATGTCTTCATTTTTGTCAACGATTTTACTTTTTAAAATTTCGTTTTCTGTTTTCAGCTCTCTAATTCTATTTTCAAGTTCTGTGATAAGTTTTAATTCTGCTTGATTATCCAAAATCAACCCTCCCTTTTAGCATTCTCAACTGTCTATACTCTTCAATTTTTTTATTTCGACTAGTTTCATCTAGAGCCATGATTCTTGCTGCATGCTCTTCTGACAAGCCGAAAAATGTTGTTAATGTTAGTTCCATAATTTCATTCTTTCGTCTTCCATTCCTTCAAATTCCATGATATGGCTTTTATCACAACCTTTTCGTATACGTGATGCAATTCTTTCTCCATACGTCTGTCTAATTTCAGCTGGTGTAAGATTTGTCGTGATGATTGTATTTGTACGCTTGTTAAGTAAGCTATATATAATACTTGTCGACCAATCGCTAACCTTTTCAGCACCTAAATCGTCCAAAACTAGATAATCAACCTCTTTTAATTTGTCCAACCAAAACGCCTCTTTACTAAAGTCTCGCTTTATTTCTGATAACAAATCAGTAACGTTTACAAGTAGTCCTAGCTTCTTCGTCTTATCTGACAGTCCTCTGATAATGCTGTAAGCTAGATGACTTTTGCCTCGTCCAGCTTTACCAGTCATGATAATGTTACCCTGACCTCCTTTAAACCAATCGTTAGCCATTGTTTTAGCCCAAACAAGCACTTCTTTATGTTTGATTGTGTCAGTTCTAAAATTATCAAACGATGCGTTTTCCAGTTCGCTATCCATGATTGATAACCTTTTTAGATAGTACAGCCGTTTGTTTTCGAGTTCTCTCTCATATTGTTTTTGAACGTGTAAATCGTTTTGATTTTCCAAATCTTCTTTGTGACATTTAGGGCAAACTGTCAAACCAGTTTTAAGGATTGTGATATAGCTACAGTCATGCTTGTCACAAATTGTCTCTTCTTTTTTGGTATTTTTTTGATAGGACAAAGCGATTTTATCAAGCGCATTCTCATCACCAAGTATCATACTCACTTACCTCTTCTTGCTTAGATTTCCTAGATTTCTCTTTAGCTTCTATTTGCTCAATTGTCGTGATGTTGTCATCTCTCCAGTTACGTAAAATACCTCTAACATAGTTAAGATTAGTTTTTCCTTGAAGCTTAGTTCTTTTGATAGCTTCCTTAATTAAGTCATGATTATTTTCTTTAATCATCGTACGAATAGTTTCAATTTCCATAGGAGACAACAACCGACCAAATTCTTGTTCCGCTATACTATATATATAGTTAGTAGTTGTCTGATTAGAAGGCACTAAGTTTTGGTTATTTAGTATTGATATATTAGTATTGATATTATTAGTATTGATTCCCTGTAAATTATTCAGGTCTTGACCTGTAACTTTTACAGTTCCGTGCTGTAAATTATTCAGGTCTTGACCTGTAACTTTTACAGTTCCATTGATATATAAGCGGTTGGGTTTGTTTATACCCTGTCTGACCTCGTTTAATAAGCCGAAATTAGACAGTTCTTTTTTAGATTTTATGATTGTTTTTTCTGAGCATTTAAGTAGTTCCATAAATTGCTCGTTTGTAAAGTACATATAAACCTTACCGTCATCATCAAACCACTTATTTTCCACAGATAGTGTTCTACGATCAAACAACAACATATAAATTAATTTTGCTTTATCGCTCAGAACGTTATATGGCTCTTTTAACAACCACTGCGGAAACTGATAAAATTGGTTGTTTTTTACTTCTTCAATATGCATCGTTCATCGCTTTCAATAAAATCTTCTTTTAACATGTACGCCCTCTATTATTACGTTCAATCATATTGTCGTAACGTCGTGCATTGGCTTCCCAGCCGTTATTTTCAATCGTCCATTTTGGTTTTTCTTCCTGTTTTTTTGGTTTTGCAAAAATAAAATTAAATAGTTTCATGTTGTTTCTCCTCTAGCACTCCCCAGCGCTTATTGTTTCATTAAGTGTTTAATTTCGTTAACATCAGCAAGACAGTACATTTTGTCTTTACCGTTTTTAAAAGATTTAAGGCCATAGCTCTCCATGCGTTTTATAGTTTGCCATGAGTAGCCGTATTCATTGACGAGTGCTGTTTGGTTGACCCACCGATTCGCTAAATCTTTTTCTTGTATGAGCTCCTTAAACTCATCAAAAAGTTCTTCTGCTATCTGCTTTTTGAGTAGATCGTAAGTAAGTTGCGATTGCATGGATTTATCACCTCTTTCGTGGTATAATTAAGTAAATTAAGTTTGTTTAGAGTCCGATTCCCGTCGGACTTTTTTTGCTATCCTCCTGTGATATAATGACATTATCATTACTGAAAGGAGGATAAGTTATGAATTGGAATCAAATCATCGTTACTTTTTTAACTGCCTGTGTGCCTGCTTTGATTGCTTATTTAACCAGTCATTTTCAAACTAAGGCTAAGTTCAAAGAATTAAAAATCCAACACGAACATGAAATTGAACTGATAAAACTTCAACAAGCTAACAAGCAAGACGATTTACAAAATCAATTGATGTTTGACGCTCTTGCCCAAATTAATCTTGCTGAAACTATGAAAGAACCTGTTCAGCAAATGATGGCAACTCAGTTAAAACAAGCTTTCGAACAACAGCGCAAAAATTAACTATCATGACCGATATCCTCTTCTGAAGGTGTCGGTATTTGTTTTGCAATAATCTCAACGGCAATTTTTATGCCGGTTAAGAAACCTTTTCCATAATCAGAACCTGAAAATTCTAAGATATTTTCAGTGATCAACTGCTTGATATTTTCTTCCATCCCTTCTCCTTTCTAAGCTACATCGCCTTTTTCTAAACTGGCAGATATTCCTGGTTAAGGAATTTATTAATAAAGTATTGTTGCCCTTTTCCGGTTACAAGGGGTGTCTTGCTTACTGTAATATGGCCATCAGAATGGGTGATGCTAGTTTCCTTGACCCTTATAAGTCCAAGCTCTACGCTTTTCTGAGTAGGCATATTCCAATCTCGGCCATTACGCTTGATAAGATAGCCGTGTTTACGAAGCCAAGTGAAGAGACGAGTCGCTCCAATATTTACCCCATTCTGCTTGAGTAACTTTGCAAGTTCTCCGACCAATATAGAGGTATGGCTAGCACTTACAGCATCTGCAAACAGTACCTTGGGACGGTCCGCCTCAATCTGAGCCTCTAATTTATGCACTTTCTTATCTGCCATCAGCAACGCCCTTGCCATAATTTTCTCAGGACTGTTGAAATCTTTTTCAACCTGGATGAAGTATTTACGGACTTCTTTAGATTTTTCATTGCGTTGAAGCATAGCTATCTCTTTTGCCATGTCTAACTTTAGAACGTGGTCTGTATATTCTGTTTGATTTCCCTGAGCTGTTACTCTTTTTTGAGCAATAGCTACGAAGTCTTGACTTTCTTCAAAACCGTAATCAATCATGCGTTTCAACCAATCGTTATACTTAGTTTTTATTTCTAATGCTTTATGTAAGTCACGACCACTGACAACTGGCTCATGATTTTCATTTAGTGTGATGCTAATTAGTTCGTCCATAAATCTCCTTTTTGTATGATTTAAAATCATATGTTTAATAAAATTTTTTAAGCTCCGAGAATATCGCTAGACTTTACGTTGAAATAACGACAAAGTTTAATTAAGTTTTCACCTCTGATTACTGTAATATCTTTTTCCCACGCGTTAATTGTTTGGGTTGATACTCCAATAGCACTAGCTAACTTCTCTTGGCTCATTTTGTTTTCTCGCATTCTTAATTCTGCGATTGTGACATTAGGTTTTGGCATTTTCTCACTTCCTTTCAATTGTTAGTTTTTTTAATAGCTTAGCTATGATTATATATTACATGATTTAAAATCATATGTCAACAACTAAATTGATTTTTTTTCATATTTTTTTGTTTTTTATATTATTCCACTTGATAATAAATCATTTATACTATATAATGTACTTATAAAAAACAGGAGCAAATAATATGACAACACACTTGGAAATTGGAGAAAGAATAAAAAAACTAAGAGAAGGGAAAGGGCTTGAGCAGTTAGATGTAGCTAATATGTTAGGTTATAAATCACAGAGCACTATTTCTAAGTGGGAGAGTGGGACAAATCTACCTACTGGAAAAAATATGATTAAGTTAGCTCAAATTTTTGGGGTTACTAGCGATTATATTTTAGATGGAGAAAATGACGAAAAAGAAACTCCTTCTATTGACCTTTCAAATCTTCGTGAACGTGTCGTAATGTTTGACGGAAAACCTCTATCTGATGAAGATGTTAGAAAAATAGAGCAAATTATAAAACTTTCTTTAGGAGTTTCGGGAAATGAAGATTGATGAATTGCTTAAAAAGTATAAAGTGTCACTTTTTTTATTCGATGGGGGATTGTGGGAGCGTGACGGCTTCTACTTCCCCGACTTAAGAATTATATATGTAAATGATAAGCTGTCAGAAATAGACAGGGATAAGGTTGTTTTACACGAGCTAGGACATATGATTAATAATCACAATCCTTACGATTACAAAAGACTGTTGTTGCAGTACGAAAATCAAGCAGATAAATACATGATTAGAGAGTTGTTGAAAGATTATCTCGCTAATCATGATATTTATAGCTTTGACTGGTTAAAATTTGCGAATCATTACAAAATATCAACAGTTTGGGGGCAGGAGATGATTCGCAAAGAATTTAATAAATTAATATAAATAATAATGTGCAATGCCTGAATCACGTTAAAAGCTGAAAAAGGAGAAAAATATGGGAAAAAGAGTTAACAAATTAGTTTATGCTTTACTAGCTATTTTTTTGGGTGGAATCGGAGCGCATAAGTTTTACGCTGGAAAAATCGGACAAGGTTTTTTATATCTTATCTTTAGTATTACTATTATCCCTAGTTTTATAGGTTTTATCGAAGGACTTGTTGCACTCGGAAAACAAAGCGATGAACACGGAAATATTATTGTTTAA